ATCATACCATTGAGCTGTGATAGTCATCCCACAGTAGCTCTTAAATCAATCACGCTGTTGTTAAATCTCTTCCGACCATGATTGACTGAGACAAAGATGAGAAAGAATCTCATTGGTTGCCTCTTTAGTTATTCACCTTCGTGCGTTAATTTTAGCAATCAAGAAACCTATCCAGAAGATAGGGAAGCCACAGGCAAGAAGCACAATTCCTATCCATGTGAATTTGTTCAATGGCTTGGTTTGAAAGAATTTTACAAATGCCACAAAGAACACAATGTGTAATATGGCAATAATGAAATAAAGTTTAAGCAGCAGCATTGTTTCCTCCTCTTTTTGTTTTAGTGCGTTTAATTGTCTTCTTTTCTTTTATTGGAGCAACAGTGCTCTCTTGTGTTTTAATCTCTTCCATGAGCTTCTTTTCAAGCTTATTGACTATCTCTTCCAAGCATGGTGGACATGAAGTTCCCATCTTGCCATCATTGATGCCGAGAATCTCCTTTCTCATTTGGTAAATCTTCGCCATCTCTCCCGGAACAAGTCTTCCTCTCTTCTTAATTGTACCAATGAAATCAAGTGCCTCATCAACAAGAGTCTTCTTTGGAAGCTCTGCCCATCTCTGTGCTGGACATTGACTGACAGCATATGCAGCCTTGTGCTCCACAGCACAGCCACATGGCTTGAATGTCACTCCATCTAATTCAACAGCCTTCTTGAATGGATTGATGGCATCAGTTGGCTGTCCACATGTACCATACTTTTGATTATAGACAGGACATGCTCTGCACGTTTCAAGTCTTTGTTCATATTGTTCTTTTGTCATCTTGTAATTGAATTTCTGAGAATTGTCTTTGCGTTCATTATTGTTTTATATAGATATGCCTTTGGTATTCCTGTTTCTTTTGATAGCTCACCATAGCTGAATCCATCAAGAGCATAGAGGAATAAGAGCTCTCTTTCAAAGAATGGAAGCCGAGAAATATAGATATCAAGCTGCTCCTTCTCAAGCCTCTGAGCAATCACTGAAGCCAGATCATCAGTCATATCATCTGTGAGTTCCTGAGTCACTTTTGAGAATCTCATGAATTTGTAATTGAATGAGCTCTTGCTACCATAACATGCCAGCCTGAGAGCATTGCAGACATATTGGTGAAGTTTATCTCTTTTGATGATATCAAGAAGTACATCTTCGTCTGTTTCAAGAATCTTGAGTAGTGTATCATGGAGCAGCTCATCAGCTAATTCTTTTTGATGCAGAAGTTGTCTTGACAAGACTTGCCATTGCCTGTAGTGTTTTGATATTGCATCATTTAAAATATTCATCAATGATTTGTTTTGCTGCATCAAATCCCTTGCAGATTTCTGATCTGTAGCCTCTCTTTGTAAGCTCTTCCTTCCACCATTTCTGCTCCTTGCTTGCCACTCCTTTATCTGTCTTCATTTCTATGAATAGACCTTTGTATTCTTTTGAAGATTCCAGAATCATGAGATCAGGAAAGCCTCGCACATATCCTGTTCTCTTCATCATGATGGCTTGCTTCATGCTTGTTCTCACCCCTCCAGCACTTGCACAATGAAGAGCAGTTGGATATTGATGTCTCAAGTATGTGACAACTGCCTCCTGTATTCTTGATTCTTCGTGCTTCATTTAGTAAAATTACTTTAATTGTTTTTGACTTTCACAATCTTGATAAGTATTCTTTCAACATATGAAATGAACAATTACATTTGTGCTGTGTCATGATTCTGTCAACGGACAGGGTGTTTATTGATTAGATTAGCAGAGAGAGTCAGTTACTACCAGCTGACTCTTTTTGTTTTATATAAAAGCATATTTATTATAATTCGGCACAAGTTCAAAGTATGCTCTCATCATGATGGCATCAGCAAAGTCAGGAGATAGTCCTCCTGTTCTTTGAGATATGGTTTCTTTTGATGTCACTTTGAGCTTTCCATCTGAATCTGGATTCACCCTTCTGACCATTTCTAATTCTTTCACAATGTCCTCCTGATATCGAATAGGCAAAGTGAGTTCATTCTTATCAATCAGCTCTCCTAATTTGAAATAGCAGTCAGCTTTGAGATTCTGATATTGACTTCCTCTCACTGCTTTACTGCCATTCTGAAAGCCTCTGCATCTCAATGTATCTACCAATCCACCCCCCACTCCATCCTCATCAAGAACAATATTTGAAAGCTTAATTGTGTATTGTTGCATGAGTCTCTGAATCTCTCTCTTTGTTTCATCAATTCTCTTCTGCGAAAGAACAACAATGTCAATACAGCTCATTCCCTTCCATATACAAAGGACAGTTCTATCTTTACCCAAGCGAGCAATATCTCCTGTCAGATACATCTGACCATTGTCAAATGGATCTCTGAAGCATCTGATGAGTTCTTCATATTGGTAGAGTCTATCTGCTGAGTTGTCATATTCCCAATCTCCTTCAAGCAATCTCTTTCTATCTACCTCTGGAAGTCTTGACAAGCTCTGAACATAAGCAGAAGGAAGATGTAAGTTGTCACCGGGAAGAGCTTGCACGAATGCCTTGTATTCAGGAAGTGCATTGTTCTTGTGTGGCAAATAGAATTGATTGTATATCCAGTTCTTTGCTGGATTGCATGTGATGAGTCCCTTTGGCACAAGATTGAATTCATTGAGTTTATATCTCACCCTTGAGCTGACAATGTTGAAAGCTTTCTCACTGACTTCAGCTGCTTCATCAATTAGGAAATCTGTGATTTCAAGACCTCCCAAGTCTGTCATGTATGGATCAGATGGATACAAGAATAAGTCAGCAAGAATAATCTCACTGCCATTCATAAATTTAATGATGTGTGATTGCTGATTGTATGTGAAATCTTTGCCAGCGACAAGACCAATCATATTAGCAACTTCTAAAAAAGTTGCAACAGTTGTCTTCTTTAATGTGTCAAGCTTGGCTCTTCCAATCAGTCCTCTTGTGCCAGGATATTTGAGTCTCCTCAGGATCTGCCAAGTGCATCCAAGCATTGTCTTTCCACCTCCAGCTGCTCCTCCATATAGCACATAGTTGACTGAGCTGTCATTGGATAGATATTGCAGAGCTTCTGCTTGTCTTGGTAGTGGTGTGAAATGCCATTCTATTTGTCTCTCCATTGAACAAAGTTAGGAACAACTATGTGAGTATCTATTGGAGTAATAATTCTTTCTGTATTCAATTCCAACACATAGCATCCAAGTGGCTTTGGAGGTCTCATTCTCTCCACATGGAATCCCATGTATCCCTCATCATATTCTTCCTTGTAGCTCGCTGTTCTGATATGGTGAATGTATTTTGTATTGATTCTCCAATCTCCTTTTGTTGAATATACAACCTCCTCAGCCATGTCAGTGTGATGGTAAAGTTCATGCACATGACCACTCCAGATGCAGTCAGCTGACTCAATCATCACTTGCATTCTATTGTTTTGAATGACTCCCTTAGTCACCACTCCTCCTCCTCCTGATCCATGATAGTATTTTATCTTGAACAATGAATAAGTATTTTTGTTGTTTACTTTTTTTGCTTCCACTCTATGAATCCACCATCCACCATAACCACCTACTAAGACATTGCTTCCTGTTAATCTATTAAGACCACTCACAAATCTCTCAATCACATCTGTCTCACAGTTCTTGATGATGGCTGTCTCATGATTTCCGTATCCAACAAATACAATCAGGTGAGCATATGGAGCAAAGAATTCAATTGCTGTATCCACAACTGCATCAAGATAGTTTGCCTTGTTATGCTCTGGTCTGATGTCATTCTTGCTTCTTCGAGGATCATACTTCCCTTGCATCAGGCAGAATGTATCTCCGTTCAAAGCAATGTGAATGTTCTCTTCCAGACATTTGTCAAGATGAGCTTTGAATAGCTTTCTGTCACAATGTGGATTGTCCCAATGGACATCAGAAATCATTGCGAATTTCTGACCTTTCTTGCTTGTTGTGACTATGATGTTTCTGCCGAGTCTATAACTGTTGATCATTGAGGATGATGTTGGTTTGTATTTCTTGCCAGTGCTTTTTGAATTCATTGAATGGCACATCTATGACAATAGGATGATTCTGTCCATTGAGAAACAGAAGAGTCCTTTTGCCTACACTATAAGTTCCATTGTTGTTGAATTCCACATCTGCTTGAATAGCAGAAGCTGCTCTTCCATTGAAGCAGAATGGCACATCTGAAGCAAGCAATTCCTCATTCTCTCCAATGTCCTCAGCATAGTTCCATTGAATCACATATGTGCTGATGAGCTCTGGTCTAAGATTCTCAAGCTTCTGCTTGAGCTCTTCTTCTTGCTTCTTCTTTTTGAATGGCCACATATTAATAAGTGGAATTTATGCTCAAAATAGTTTTTATTGTGCATTGTTTACATCTTCCATGTCTCATGACATCAGCTTTTTAAAATAGATACAAAGGTCAAGTGCCTCTTCGTAGGCATGCTGAAGCCATTCTTCTTTGCTCAAATTAGCCTGATCTACTGTGCCTCCATAGGTCTGAATTCCTTTCTCTTCCCTCTGGCGAAGGTCAGCAATAACTGCTTCTAATGTTTTACTCATTTCTTTTGTTGTTTTTTTTATACAATTCTTGTCACAAAAGTTTGCTAAATTTGTGACAAATGTGGTTTTTAACATCTACCTAATACATACCCGAATGGGTATTTGGTATAATAGCAGAAGTTATAATGTACCTTATAGGGTGCAAAATCAATCTATTGTATGAATTTTAAGACCATAAGTCAAGATATGTGTTGATTTGTACATTTATTCGTACTTAAAAGTGTTTTACTTTTCATCTTGACCTCCTATTGTTATTTAATATTTTCCAACCGCTTTCAGATACGATATGATGGTTATCTCCAAACATAAAATCATTAATCATTCGAAAAGGTTCTTTAAAAATAACCCAAAATAATCTTACCATCCCATGTAAGTTTTAATTCCGTACCGTTGATTAAACCGTAACTTCAAGAATTTATCTACCAGTTTATCTCCTTTACTGTTATTACAAGCATGACATAAAGTAGTAAGATTCCAACTATCATTTTTACCCCCTTCACAAATAGGAAGTAAATGGTCTACAGTTAATTTTTCTGTGTTACCACATTGTGTACACCTTTTACGATCACGTTGTAATATTGCTTTACGTTTAGCTCTAGTTATACCATGAAATCTAGATTGTTGAACTACATTCTTACAAGTAAAATCGCAGCCAGGGCATGGTATGGTATAGTTGTTAGCTACTTTTGTTTTTTCACAAAACCACTGAAGTCTAGCATATTTAGCCATCCTACGTATTGCTTTCATCTTGACCTCCGTAATGTTTGGCTATGTAAGATTCAACACATGCTCTTTGAACACAAGAATCTTTGTGATACATGGCTACTTCTATAATCTGCTCCCTCTCCATTTGCTTGGCTTTTTTAAGTATGTATTCACAATCTAAAAGAAGGTAATGTTGTCTTAATTGATTCTCTAACCATTCAACCGCAGTTTGTTTTTCCATAGTTATTTAGTTTTTAGTTTGTTTTTAATTTTTCTAATTACTGAATGATATTCTTTTGTGCTAAGTATCTTATCTCCTTCAATTAAATAACCCAACATTCTTTTGTCATAGTACGGATCTTCAATTGCTTGAGGAATACCTCTACTTCCCAAATAAACACCATCTGATTTCTGATACAAATTTCTGTGGTCAATATCGCCAAATGTATTAGTAAAATAGTTGTATACCTCATTGCTTATTTTATCAAAGAATTCTAATGTGTCTAATGCTTGAACATATTCGTCATGTGCTTGATACATCTTTCCCTTAAATCTACTATATCTATTATCATCAAATAAACCTACAAATTCATAGCTATCCAGTACATATCTTTTTGCAATTTTTTTAGCGTAATTTCTGACATGCTCTTCTTCTGTATACGATCTTTTTAACATATACGAAATGTAATCAAGTTCTTTTGCTAAATCTAAAAACTGACAATGAAATTCTACTTGAATTTCTTTGTTGGGAATTTTTTTGTCTTCGGTTTCTTCGATATACAGCTCCAGTTCTTTCTTCTTTTTAGAGTCAGCTGGAAGCAAGTAAGTAAGTAAATTCATAGTTTATTTTTTGATTAGAAATCTTAAGTTATAGTTTAGATTCGAGAATTGATTTGTAGACAAAGTCTCCCACTTTTTGATTGACAGCAAACTGGAAGCCTTCCTCATCAAATTGCCTTCTCTTCCTGTTCTCCCTCCATTCGTATTGAGTCTGTTTCTCAGCTGTGTCTCTCCATGCCTTCCACTGATCATCACTCCACATATCTTTTGTGTAGTATCCCTTCTTGAATAGCTCCCTTGCAACAATAGCTCCTGTGATTTCAATCACTGTCCATTGCTTCTTTCGTGCAAGTTCAACATGCTGCTCCAGAATGAGAAGTGGATCATAGTCAGTTTGTGCTGGAGGAAGAGCTTCATACCTGATTGCTGAATTGATGTTCTTCCAATGCTTCTGCTTGTATTCTCTATAAGCAAGCAAGACATCACTCATGTATTGAATTGAGAATGAATTGAAGTGCTCCTTCCTTTCCCATTCCTTGCCAATGGCATTCCACTTGAATGCTGTCAGCCATGCTGTTCTTCCAACCTCTCTAAATTCATCTGTGACTACATCAAATAAAAGATTGACTTCAATGTCTGATGGCAAGTCTTTCACTCCATTCAAGATGCATGCTTGTACAATTAGCTTTCTGAATTCACCATCTGGAAGAGCATGAATTCTCTCCTCGTGAAGACAGTCTACAAAGTGCTGCTCAATGTCTGTCAATGAACGACTGAATGTCATTCTGTGAGATACGGCCAATTCTTTGCTCATTGGTTTCTTGTTTTTGAGTTGATACCTTTGTCATCCATCTGCGAGCTGTTGCTCTCCAGTCTTTCATCTTGACCTTGCCTACCATCCATCCATTTCCTTCATAGTAGTCAAAGAAGTTGCGAGCAAGTACCTCATTTTGTGTGAATGCTGTGATGTCTGAGAGAGATGGAGGAGAGAATCTCTCCCCTGTTCTCTTCTTCTCTAATTGTGCCACCTTGTCCTCAAGGAGCTCAATTCTTTTGATTAGATCAGTGATGTTCATATTGATAAGATTTTTTTCAAATATAGAAAGAATCTTTTGAATAGAGACATCTGCTCTGGAGCTGCTGACATCTTTGGTGCAATGATTTGTTTCTCAATTCTGATATGTCTCCTATCTTTCTGATATTGGCTAACTATATTTTTGAAATTTTCAAATCTATCCACATGTAACTTTTGAATAGCTGTCCATTTGCCATTCTTGAGCTTCTTTGCTATCCCAGCTTCTTGCATGAATTTGCCATATTGCTTTCCCATTCCAAGAGTTAATAATGCATCTTGCATGCTCATACCATTATTCAGAAGATGACAACAATGCCTCACTCTTTCAATTGTGACTGCTTGCTTTCTATTCTTCTTCAGTGGAAGTGATAATTGATTCTTCATTGATTAGTGCGTAAAATTGATTAGTTAAAAGTGTGTTGTTAACTGAAGCAACAAGCTGCTTCACAGATTCCTTGTAGACCTGATCTGTAGTGACTAAGTTCTCAAAGTTCCTCATGCCATGAATGACAGTTGCATGATCTCTTCCAAAGATTCCACCTATTGCTCCCAATGAAAGCTTAGTTGTGGCTCTGATGCTCCAGAAGGTAAACTGCCTCATGTCGCTGATTTCTCTTCGTCTTGATTTGGAGAGCAAGTCAACTGCATCAATTCCGCTGTGATTGCTTATCTCTTGCACAAGCATCTTAGCAAATTTCTGCTCTTTTGATCTGTTGTGCTCATCATAGATTTGAGGAGCTTTCAACAGCTTCATGATGTAGACTCTGGCTCTGTCTCTTTTTTTAGACTCAATGAGATTCATCAAGTCTCTCATATTTTGGTCAAATGGTGTCATAGATGTGATTGATTAATTCTGTTTTTTCTACCTTCGCTGCTTTGGATAGCACTTGAATGTGTCTCAAAGTCAGCAGTGATGGATCATTGATATACTTAGTTGCTGTCGGCTTGGAGATACCAAGCACTTCAGAGAAGTGGGCAATTGTTCTAAAGTGACCAACTACCCACCCTCTGAACAAGTTAGAATGGCATTTCATCACTTGACTCCTCCTTCACTTCTACCTTGCCTGATTCAAGCCATTTCAAAAAGATATCTGCTGTTGCAAGCACCTCTTGTGCTGTTGCTCCTTTTACATCTTTCTTAAATTGAACAGCATTGTTGAGAGCAACTGACTTGCGAATCTCTTGCTGATTTGCTGGATTTGAATATGAGCTACCACCACCTTTGTTGAAGCTTGGAGCTGGAGCAACAAGCTTGATGTTGTAGTTCATCTTGCCATTGAATTCTTTCCCTTCAATGTTGTAGGTCACTGTCTCACCTACTGCAATCTTTGGCGAGTTCTTTTCTTTTGTTCCCACTGATCCTGAATCTCCATTGTCAAGTGTGATGTCATGATAGTAGATTGTTCCATTAGCTCCTGTCCACTCCCGAACAAATGAGCTTGCTGTTATTTTAGCTGTTTTCATATTTACTTTTTGAATGTGTTCAAATACTCCTTGCATCTTGTCAGCAAGTTTTGCTTCTGCTCTGTCCCAATCAAATTCAGGTTTGAGTTTGTTCCAGTTGATATCTCCCATAGTTCTTGTGGATTGTTGGCAAAGTGAGCTCTCCAGAATTCATATGGAGTTGTCTCATTCTGCTTCTGATGATAACTAATGATTTCATTGTAGCTCATTGTTTGCTGACCACATGAGCTCTGCACGCAAATGAATTTGCTCTGTGCTCTTTTGTTTAGATTAGAGACAGTATTCATAGCTGCAAAAATAAGTTTTGATATTAGCTTCACAATCCGACTCGAATTCATAGATGAATTGAGCATCTTCCGGCATGACCTCATTGTCTCTTCTGACCTCTTCAAAGTCAATAAGTAGATGATCATGAGCTGTTGAATAGAGTATCCATTCCTTGCTCTCTTTGTTCCATTTAGAGACAGTCACTGTCCCTGTTGTTTCCTTTGTTCTTGACATGTTTAAAAGATTAGATTTTTACAAATTTATAAAGAAAAGCTTATCATATCACAATCAGTATCAAATTCAATTGGCTCTGCTAAGTATTCAATTGTGAGCTTCTGAGCTGTGAATTGATTGCCATTCCACTCTCCAATCAAATTGAATTCAGCTTCTGACCTTCTTTTCATGGTCATGTAGCATGTAAATTCAGTCTGACCTTGCTTGATTTCTTTGATCACTCTTTGCTTGAATTCTTTGAGCACCCAATTCAAGTGCTCCAAGTCCATCCATGCTCCTGATCTATAGTATCCCAATTCTCTCAGACCTTCTCTGTTGTAGATTGACCTTTCATCCAATTGCCATTTCATAGCTCCTCCTCCTCTACAATTTTAATAAGCAAGTCTTCGTTCTCATGTACCAATTCACAAGGCACATCTGACCACTCTGGCTTAGGCATCTGGTAGATGTCAGCTAAGATAGCAAGCATCTGTTGAGCAACATCAAAACTGTCTGAATGGAATTGAGTCTGCACGTTTAATTTACTCCACAATGAGACTTTGACCTCATCTTTTGGAATTACAACAACTGAGTATTTCATATTGTTACCTCCTTTAATACCACATCCTTCTCAACAAAAGAGATGGCAATGTTAAATTCAGATTCTGCATCTTCAAAGTTCATGAATGTCTTCACTGGAAATCCATCCTTGCAAAGATTAAAGTGAATGCCATCATACCGATTGCACTCAACAAGTGTCCACTTGATAGGTTTTTGTGTCATTTTATTTTGAGTTATTAATTTTTGTTTTGTAATATTCTTCTGCATCAATAATGGCATCTTTTACATCTCGCCAATCATAGTCTTCAAAATGTTGTTTATCAAATATGCTATGAAGTAATGCATTTACAATCTCATCTTTATGTTTATCTCTTGCCGCTATAACTTGATGTTTCAATTGACTGATGATGTATTGAACATCTAATTGTATTTTGTGCTTTTCAAGTGATTCCTTAAAAGCATCTATGAGCATATCAATTGAATTCATGTTATTTAGTATTAATTGTTACTGATTCCTGTCTCTTCTGAAATTCATATTCATCTGTCCCAATAAGACCAATGATGATGAAGAGGATGATTGCACCGATGATGTACTTGAGTTCCTTTGTCATTTTTTTTTATTTTTCTGAATAAACAATTTCAATTTCACGCTCTGGAATTGTTCCTTCCCAAGCAGCATAGTAGTTGTCTTCACGAATATTCATTCCGCATTCGTTAGCATGTTCGATTAAGCATTGCTCTGCTTTGTGTTCTGTGCCAAATTCATATGTTTTGATTAATTGGCGATTGAAATAGAAATTTACTTGATACATAACTTTTGTTTTTTGATTGATTATTATGAGCACAAATATACAGCTCTTTTTGTAATAAACAAAAAAAACTTTGTTTGTTATTAACAAAATTATGTGAATATCTGAATAATCAGATGAAGATGGACAGGATAAGACCTCCTATGAATGAGACTGGAATACCAATGAGAGTAGCATCTCGCCACATTTCTTTCTTGTGGATTTGCTCATTCAGATCAGATTGAGACTTTGTGAGATTCTCTTCCAGAGCTTTGATGCTTTTGTTGTTGTCTGTGATTGTAGCTTGTTTCAAGCTATCTGCTTTGATGAGCACATTGAATTGTTTATGCAAATAGTCTCTCTCTGCTTTCAGTTTAAGCAATGCTCTGACTTCAGATTCAGTCAGGCAGATGATGGTATCATTCGCTGTCTTGCCCGGTGATGTCTGTGAGAAGCTTTCGCATCTGCCTCCTAAGACCATTCCTATCAAGACTATCAATTGAATGAAGTGTGCTCTGGTAGTTTTCATAGTTGTCATCTAATTGCTTTTGAAGAATCTGAATCTGTCTTTGTCTCTCAGCATTTACTCCATTTAATGAATCAATCATGTGAATGTTTCTCACTGATCTGTTGTTGAGTTCTTGCTTTGTGTTCTGAAGCTTGTATGTCACAATGATTGAATAAATGACAATAGCTCCAATGAATACCCATTCAGCTTTCAGTTTCATCTTTCTTTTTGTATCTGGTGAAAATGCTTTCAATTACTGTCAATCCGAATCCACCTCCAGCAACAACCAGAAGTCCTTCGAACAT